CACCTGAGCTTTCGCCCAATACGCATGGATTAAGTCGTGAGTTAGTGCAAAAAATAGCACAGGCAGATTTTGCTGAAATAGCTTCCCTTTACGCTGCGCACAATGAATGGTGGGATAGTGGCAGTAATCCCAGCTCCGAACTTCTACTTCAATATAACCAACTAACTTATCTGCTCTATATACGAGCAAATCTACTCCATACACATTAGGGTTTTCCCTACACTCCAATCCCCATTTCATCTTCACCCATTTCGTTACTGCATCCCTTGCTGGGGGATCGTATTGGTCGTGAAGTGTTTGGTTAAATTGTTTGGTGGTCATGGGCGCTAGTTTGATAGGAAGTGAACTAGCCAAAAACTCGTGAAGGATACAAGCCTATCTCTTAGTGGGGTTATGGGGCTAAAGCAGCTTCCTTTTGGGCCTTTAGCATTGGCGCTGATTTACGGATTGTTTCTAGTTCCGCTACAAACGCCTGCTCTATCTGCTCAATCGTAAAGCCTTGCCTTAGAAACTTTAATACCAGGTCGGTAACTTGTTGTTGCATATTAAAAGCAATTCACAATGTTGCCGCAGACCGTACAAGTAGTCATCTTGCCATTTACGATAATCGTAGTAGTTTGGCAGGCATAGGCTACTGTGCCTAGTAACATATATGTTACCAATCCAATTGCTATCTTTTTCATATCAGTTCCTTAAAAAGGCACATCATCTAGATCAGGTGCAGGCTTTGGCATTTCGTCATCGCCCCTAGCCTTAAAGTTACTTTGCTCTTTTGGCTTACCGATTTTGCAAGATAAGAACTTTCCATTGTTTCCTTCTTTTATCCAAGCATCAAACCAATGCTCAACACCATTGAGATTTATTGATCCTTTGTAATCAGAATGATTAGGCTGTTCTTTCTTTGTGTTTTTGCTTAATGTTGCTGTATTTGTTTTATCAAATGCCATTATTTATTTCCTTTAATTTAGAATACATCTCACTCACTTCACCGAGGAATTTTTCTACTTCCGCTTCCATCGCCTTAATGTATTCCTCATCTCTCTCAAGGCGCACTACAAACAACTGTAGATCTTCCGGCAAGCGTGGATCATAACTTACAAAATCACACCACTCTCGGCCTGTTACTGCCATCTGGCATTGCATCTGCGGCACATACTTTGCCGGAGGCTTGCCACCCAATAAATACTTAATATGCGTTTTACTGGCTGGGCATTTAATCTCCAACAAACCAGTTTCACCAACCAGTCCATCAGGGCTGCAACCAAACCATTCTATCTTGGAATGATCTACAAACGCAACCTGTTCTACAAATACATTGGCCTGCGCCTCATAAGCGATCCTAGCCATTGGTTCGGTCTGCGTACCCCATTCCATTGCCGCATTGGTAAACGACTCGCCTGGCTCGTTTGTGAGCCTTTGGACTACCAATTCTGTGCGGTAATCTTCCCTAGTGGCAGCCTCGCCCGACTTTCCTTTAGCCATGACATCAGCAATACGACTAGCGGTTACTTTGCCTAGCCTAATTGCCAACCATTCTGGCGATCCCTGTTCAATAGTCATACATCAGCCTTTTCCATTGCAATTACCTTTAGCTGGTTAGCAAGAACAGAAACCTCTAAAGCGGCCTTTGCTGCCTCTATATGGTTCTCTTTTAGTTCATGGTTATAAAAACTCCTAAGCATCTTCATTGCTTCTAAATACACATCAGCGTAATCTCTCATTCTTTATCTTCCATTGATTCGTTGTTTGGCTGGGTTATAAATGGTACATCAGACAGTTCGTTCATTTCCCATTTTTTAGCAAACTCAGCAGACATGGCATCTATCGCAGCGTTCCAGCCCAGCGCAAAGTATTCCTGCGGATGGTAGATAGATTGCTCTAGCTTGTTAAATGCCTCTAAACAATGTTTGTTTATCATTTTTTCTTCCATTTATAGACAACGCTACTAGTCTTTACTTCTGGAACAATGTCCTCTATAGACTGGTTGCAAATCGCACGAAAGTCAGCCCACTTCTTTTTGTAAAACTCCTGCTCACTAGCTGGAACATAATTGTAGAGTTTTGCCCAGCGAATAGTAATGTCTGTTCCTGCCTTGGTATAAACATAATTATTTTGCATTTTTCTTCCCCTTATATTTTTGTTCTGCTGCTCTTTTTAAACACACTCCACATCTCCAACGATTAACAGGCCCAGTCTTTACCAGCTTAAAATCACTAGCTGGTCTTTCCACCTGGCAACTAGTACAGAATTTCCTTTCCACCATCCCAACCTTCCTTTAAATACCCATATTCTGAGGCATCGCATACTGCTCTCAAATCGGAACACACATCGCACTTGTCCACCCATATCCTGTACTGATGGTCTTTTGGTCTGTGTGTCCCCCACTTTGTTCCACATTCTGAACATACATTATCAGGTTGCTGTTGTGCTAGTTTCATTTAGCATCGCTTTCATCTGCTCGTAAGCTGCAACTAATTTTCCCTGTTCGGCCTTATTTTTGTTGAATTTAGGGTAAGATAGAGCGTAGGCGGTTCGGAGTTCGGCAGGGCTTTCTGCTGCCTGCAAAATGCCAATGTAGTAATCTACTGGGAACTCAGGCTTTGCAGCTAATGGCTCAGACGAATCGAGCGCATCATGTTCTACAATCTCCATTGCCGTAACCCATAAGTACCTACGCTGATAGGTTTCTACAGCTCCGATGTTCTGTACTTCATGGCAGCCCTTCAAGGCCGCAGATCCCATTGGGCTAGTGATAACGATATTGCTGTTATCTTCTGTATCTACAATGGTCAAGCTGGCTATTTCTGTGCCGTAAGACACAATGCCGCAAAGCCCTAGATCGGCAAAGATATTCTGTACGGTAGGCAAAAAGTCACCTAGCTCAAAGTAGCGATACCCAGCGAACTTGTTATGGCCTGACTTGGTAAGCTCTGTGTTCTGTAGCTTAATTCGTGCTTGGTTTAGTTTAGTAAATACGGACATGGTTTTCCCCTTCACTTGGTTAAAAAATGTTCTGCAACAGCCTCTTGGTACTCAAAGGACAGATAGTATAACTTCCTGCCTAACTTCTCCCATTCTTTCTTTTCAATGCAATCACGCAGAAAGGATTGCAAATCGGGATCATTACACTTTTGCTGTAGAGCCTCGCCCCACTTGAATATATCGGATGGGTCGTACTCTGGATCGTTCTTAACGGTATCGTAAATACGCTCTTGCAGATCCAAGCTGTAATCGTCATCTGCTGGCTCGTAGTAGTTGTCGTTGTTATAGGTCATAGCGCACCTACACGGAAGCCATAAACAACTGCTACAAAGAATACAATTACTGCCCCAAAGATACCGCCTAAAATAATGTCTTTCATTTTGTTACTCCTTCACGAGTTGATAAAAGTACTGCATGGGTAAATCTTAATCTACAAATGTAGAGTTTTTACAATAAATGTAGAAATATTTACAAAGTGTTGCTTTTACGCACTTTGTTGTTTTTTTGTAACGGTGTAGAATAAAACTCTACATAGGAGAAACCATGACTGCTTTTGAAAAACTAATGGCTGAATTTGGCTCAATCAAGAATCTATGCCAAATCTTAGATGTTAAGTATGTAACGGCCTATGCCTGGAAGATGCGTAACGGCATCCCTGCTAAATGGCATCAAAAGATCATAGAAGCCTCGGAAGGCCGCCTTACAGAGCAAGACCTTGGCTAATAGCCAAAACAGCCGTACAGTCGCTTTGCTGGAGTCTAGGGGCTATAAGTGCGATGTGGTCGAGTCCTACAATGCCTTCACTAGGCGCAAGAAAGACCTATTCCATATATTCGATATATTGGCCGTAGGCAATGGGGAAACGGTAGGTGTCCAGATCACTAGCAAATCCAATATGAGCAGTAGGGTTAAAAAGATTAGCGAGTCTGAATACCTGCCGGAACTCATACGCAGCAAGTGGCGCATCCTTGTTTTAGGCTGGTATAAACAACCTAACGGAAGATGGGCTTGCAAAGAAACCGAGTTGTGAGGTAAGATACGACTTCCTATGCTGGCGGCTCTAACGACATCGTAGCGGCATAGGAGCAGTAAAGCGTTACTAGAAGGGTAAGAGGCTGAAACAGCGCAATACAGGTGGCGAAGTTAGTGCCTGTGCCTCGCAAGACTGACGGGTTCTGTAACTCCGATGGAGCA